TGAATATTTTTACATCAGTACAGCAAAAAATAGCTTTATCTAAAGTTACTGATGACTTTGTATCTGATACTTTGGTTGGTAGCTTCAATGACTTCAATTTTTGCACCTTTGTAGCCTATAACCTTAGATTCTGATAAGTCGTACTCAACATCGTTGTTAAAAGCTGGCCTTGCCATATCAGATGACGACTCTCGGTAACCAATGTTGATTTTATTACCTACACGTCCGTTATACAGCAATGTCTGCTGAAAATTATTAGAAGAACTAATGTTTAGGTTAGTTTTCTCAATAGGCATATTGTCTTCGCAAGTAGATACTGAGAAGACGGTAATGACACAGAGCGTCCGAGTACCTTCCTTAACCATCAATGCCTGCCACATATCAGCTAATGCAGCTTTTTGAACATTCGCAGAATCAGCCATTCCCGTAGGCATATAGAACTCAGACTTTCCGTCCTGACCGACTTTTTTCAGGTTACCTGGGGTCACTGTATAACCCCATGAAACTCTGGCTGGCGCCGTGACTTTTATCCCTTCGTATTTTGCTAAGATGCCTTGACTTAACAAAGAGTCACCAACGTAAGAGGTGTTCACTGAACCTACAGGCGGTTCACTTAAACTTTGCGTTGTTGGGGCATAATTATATTTGGGCGAAGTACAGCCTACCAAAGCCATTGCTCCTAATGCCACTACGACCATTTTTTTCATAGTTAGTTTTCCCAGAATTACAATCGGAAACATCCTAACACATGAAATGCACATCGCAATGCTACGACTATTTGGTGTTGCTAAGCTGCTTCTGTTCCACAGCCCAAACGTCACGCCAGGCATCGTCCAGCGCCATTATCGCAGCATCAAACTCTGTACGGTCAATCAGGACAGCGCGCGAAGCCAGGTAGCGTTCGATGTCGCCCAGCGAAAGCGGCAATGGCACACCAGCCATTCCCGCATACTGCCTTCCCCGCGATATCATGGCGTAAGCGTTGAGGATTTCCCCAGTGACCGCGTCTATTTCAGGCTCAGGGATTGGCGGGAGGTTTAGCTTCTCCCGTCGCCACTTTGCTTTTTCGCCCTGCTCGCCGCCGAACTCTTTCAGCCATTGCTGCGCTTCGAGGGCTTTTTTACGGTTTCCTGAGTTTGCAGCTCTTTACCCTGAGCAATATTTGCAGCCTCGGCCAGTATCCGCCAGTACAGTTCAGGGTGCTGCTTAAGCATGACAATCCCAATTTCTGGTGTGTAGTCGATAGCGACTTCAACGCCATCCACCAGCTGGCCCACACCTTCCCAACCTTTCAGCAGAAACCGGGCGACGTTATCGATCAACAAGTCATCAACAGAGTCGATTTCGCCCACGCTGGCGAGGTTAAAATCCGTTGTCCCTACCTGGTAGCCTGCATCCATCTTATCGATATGGCGGCGTACTAATGCGTTACGAGAGCGATATTCTGGACTCTCACTGCTGGCCACCAGCAGGCGAAGTTTGAACAGCGATTCTTCTTCTGGGGCAAATTTCTTCTTGCTGCTTTCTGGCTTCTTGAAAGGGAAAAACCAGCGTTCGCCGTTCAGGTCAATTTGGGTGGAAATAATCAGCATAAAGGCTCCATAAAAAGCCCGAACCGCGATGTGCTGCGGGACGGGTCAGGGAAATTAAGGGGCAGTGACGGTAATTGCAGAGGTTGCGGTAAAGGTCCGCACTTTGCCGGTAATGGTCGCGGTACCAGCAGCATTGCGCGTGACCTGCGCCGTTTTCTGGCCGGTTGAAGCCACGCTGGCAATCGCCGGATCCGAAGACGTCCATTCAACCGTGTCGCTGGAGTCTGCTGGGGTTAATGTGGCGGTCAGGTTAACAGTTGAGCCAATCGCACCAGATGATGTGAGTGGCGCTACGCTGATGGCCGTAGCAGCTACTTTCGGCGCTCGCGTAATCGTAGGCGGCGTATTGGCTGCCGTGATATCGAGTTGAACCTGGACAATGTCAGTGCTGCCAGCATCTGGCCAGTCGCCGGAAATCTGCACTTCCGGGAAGTCGAAGGTATAAGCGCCTTCAGCATTCTCCAGCGTGAAGCTAAACGGCACCGTTTCACCAGTGAACGTTTTCTTATAAAGCTCCCACGCAGCTTTTGACCACGACAGAGTCACCTGGCCGGATGGTGTGAAGGTGGTAGGAATGTTTGCGCCGGCGAACGCCGAACCGGTACCTATACAACGCTGGGTCTGCATATTGTTGTCAAACTGGATGTTGAAGGTATCGACGCAGAACCCATTGCCACCAGCAACGCCATTCAGGCTAAGGGCTGTTACCTCCTTGAATGAATAGCGGAGCGCGCCAGCATTATCAGTCGGGGCAGTGAAGAAGCTGGTATCGTCGCCTTTCGTTTCCCAGTCAAGACCCGTAAACGTGACCGTAGCCGTGATATCGCCATCATTCGGGATTTCGATCTGCAGGGTTGCGACCTGGCAGCCGCGGGCAATCTGTGCAATACCCACATCTTCAGCGTAGGACGCTACAGAGAACGTGATGCGACTGTTACCCATTGTGAGGACATTATTCAGCCATTCAGCACCAAAGCAGCTCGCCAGAAAAGCATCGTGCTGGTTCCAGCGGAATTTGGTGCCAACATCGCCGCCGACATCAATAGTTCCGCGTGACACGCCTTGCGCCATTCGGTCGCCGCCGATTTCGTCGTTGTCGTTGGTGTTCTGGGTTGGAGCAAGGCCGAATGAGGCACGCCGAAGCAGATCCCAAACGCCAACGGTAGGTGTAACACCCGGGGTGGTTTCGCGCATAAACGCGGTAACTACTTTTGCGCCTGAACTCACAGGAGCCTCCTGTTATTGTGCGCTACAGAGCGCGATAAGGGATTTGAAGATTTAGCTGTGACCAGCCGTCTGCCTCGCCCGCCGGGACCGCTGATACAGCGAAGTAACTTAGTCGACCGTCATTCTGGAATTCGAAGTGCTTCGTAAGCTGGTCTGCGGTTTGAGATATCAGCAGCGTGCCGGAACCGACCGGAACAAATAGTTGAATGATGAGTACACCGGTTCGATGGACTACCGGCCCGGCCCCGATTTCGTTGGTTCCCGCCTGCCCTGAAATATTGGTGAAGCGTGCCCAGATATCGCGGCCACTCGGATCAAATATCGGCCCGTTGGGATAGTCCACCGCATCAGAAGCAATAGCGGTCTGCGCCGTCATTCGGGAAATGACAGCGTTTCTGATTTCTGTTAGGGTCATTTGTAGGCCTGAATTACACCATTAAACGAGACGGCATAGACGCCTGTCGGTGCCTGCGTTGAGTGACCATTCTCCAGCGGCACGGAGTACGGGAGGTTTGACTGGATATACAGCACCGAATAGGCCGGAGCCTGGTCAATGATGTTTTTGCCGTTGAGGAACGTCATCGTGCCCCGCGGATCCGGCTCAGTTGGCACTGAGTAATCCGGAGAACCAAGGCTGACGAAATGCGAAGCCCTGAACGTGCCTGCGCGGTATTCCGCCGGACGCCGGATATCCATGCTGTCGTTAACGCGGACTTTCTTCCTGAGCCGCCCGGTTTTCGTCAGGTTCGCAGGGTCGGCATAGAGAGACTCGTTCCACTCACCCACTGCTTTGTTGTACTGAACAGCGGTGGCATTGATAGCCCAAAGCTCAGGGTTTCCGACGGGAGACCGTTGCACGATTTCGTTCAGCAGTTGAATAGCGATAGTTCTCTGCCGAAGTTTGACATCCTCGGCCACCAGCCCAGCGAATGCTGCAGGGTCAATATTCCAGCCTTTAGCCATCGAGAGCCCTCCGCCATTTGCAAAGAACACGCTCAGGCACGAACAGCACCATGAAGATTAAAGGCCACGCGACCACCGCAATTAGCCCATAAATAGCCTTAAGCCGTACTGCGCCGCCGTCCCTGATAAACAACACAGAAATGAACTCAATGAGGCCGAGAGGCAGGCCGCAGCAGAGATAAAACAGAAGAAATTGCATTACGCCCTCCGCAACTGGATGGAGTAAGCAGCACCGGCAGAATCTGCGGCAGCCGTTATAACCTCGTAACGCTGAACCTCTTTGGTAATGGGGTCCGGTGCAGTGATAAAGTGCCCGACCGCCGGCTTATCGCTCACCTCGTTAACCAGGGCGGTTAATTTCAGGTCACCATGCAGAATGTTAACGCCATCGATACGGCGTAGTTTGTACCGCGCCAGAACCCCGCGCCCCGAATAGGTCACCAGCGTTTCGCTTCCCGTTTCCGTTACAGGATCCCATGCCCCCCGAACGGTGTAGCTGCCGGTGAAATCTTTTACGGCATCCTGCAGGTCGGTATCGAACGCAGCGGCAACTTCAGTCTGTAGCTCGTCACGTATGCCCACATCACCCCCTCACCAGCCTAACCTGCGACTGATTAACGCCATATGGTTTGAGCATGGCCAGTGCCAGTTGCAAGTCGGGATCAAGTAGCGCTGTGCTGTTGGTGGCAAGCTCGGCAAACGTCTTTGACACAGAGACATCGTCGGCATCCACCGTCTTACTGAGCAGCACGCCAGAATCGGTTTTCTGCTGATACAGCCCGCCATTTGATGCGGCCAGAGCCGCATAGGAACCAGCCTGTTTCACATCGGCAGGAATGATGGTTTCGTGAGTCGCTTTATCGCAGGGCATTTTCAGGCTGAGGCCGTTCATCCAGGTGTTAGCCATCAGCACAGATTTGGCTTTTTTGCTTTCATCCGTCCAGGAGGAACCCAGAACCGAATCGACGTCTTCAACGGTGATGAACGTAATCATGCATCACTCCATCTCTTTCCAGCCGTGCGCCTTCCAGTGTTCCACTTCGTCAGGATGAACGTCGGCGGTGGTCGGCGCGCCGGGGAATGCCGGGAATTCGGTAACCATCGCTACCAGCTGCGGTGCCTGCGGTGCCTGCGGTGCCTGCGGTGCCTGCGGTGCCTGCGGTGCCTGCGGTGCCTGCGGTGCCTGCGGTGCCTGCGGTGCCTGCGGTGCCTGCGGTGCCTGCGGTGCCTGCGGTGCC